CGAAGGGTCAAGGGTTCCAACCGACACAAAAGATGAAGGTAGAACCCATGACTCTGAAAGCGTTAGTCCGTGAGCGTATTGAGGCAGGTAAAGACATGCCAACGGAAATCTTCGGGGTATTCTCGGAGAATAAAACTACAATAAAAAGGAACAAGTAACATGAACCAAGTAGCAGAAAAAAAAGAAGGAGCATTAGCAACAAATTTGTTTGAAGCTGATGCAGCACAAGGCGCTCAAAATATATCGCAAGAAGATCTTGCGTTGCCTTTCTTAAAAATTTTGGGCCAACTATCACCAGAGGTTAACAAGCGTGATGGTAAATATGTCGAGGGCGCAGAACCCGGCAAAATAATAAACACTGTTACCAATCAATTATATGACACAATAAATGTTATACCGTGTCACTATAAGAGACAATACATAGAGTGGCAGGACAGAGGTGCCAGTAGTGGTGCACCTGTTGCGATTCACGAGGCAGATAGTGATATCGTTAGCCAAACGACTAGAGGTAAAGATTACAAAGATAGATTACCAAACGGTAACTATCTTGATAATACCGCTAATCATTTTGTATTGATAACAGGATTAAATCCAGAAACTGCATTGATGTCTATGAAGTCTACTCAATTAAAAGTGAGTAGAAAATGGAACTCAATGATGATGGGTTTAAAAATGCAGGGTAAAAACGGTTTATTTACACCGCCTACTTATAGCCACATTTACAAACTATCTACTGTTCAGATGTCTAACGACAAAGGAACATGGTTTGGTTGGGATGTAGCAAAAGTTGGACCAGTTGAAGATGCAGATCTTTATAACATGGCCAAACAATTTGCTGCTAGTGTAGGTAAAGGTGAGACTCAAGCTAAGTTTGGCTCCGAAGAGAACGAAACTAAGCAACCATACTAGATCCTAGGTAGTGGGCGTCTAAGCGAGAGTGGATACGCCCACTTTTTTATTATGGTAGAAAGTTTTAAAGAAATATTTACAGGTTTGGAACGTGCCCACGGTGTCACTAAAGTTGGTCACTCAAACGGTGATGGCACTAAAGTACAAGGTAAATCTTTTATAAAAAGAGAACCTGTTACAGATGATCTGTGGCGAAAACATTTACAGGGCACAGACAGTTTAGGTATAATTCCAATCAACGATGACAATCAATGTCGATGGGGTTGTATAGATATAGATTCATACGCAGGTTTTGATCATAAAAAATTAGTTAATAAAACAATTAGTTTACAATTACCGTTGGTAGTATGTAGATCAAAGTCTGGTGGTGCACATGTATTTTTATTTACAGAAAGTTATGTAAGTGCAAAACTTATGCAGGATAGGTTAACACAAATAAAAGCTGTGTTAGGTTATAGTGGTTCAGAAGTTTTTCCAAAACAAACACAATTAAAATCGGAAGATGATACAGGAAACTTTTTAAATTTACCATACTTTAATGGTGATGATACAACAAGATATGCCTTTAACAGTTTAGGTGAAGCTGTTAACTTAAAAGGTTTTGTCGAATTGTATGATCTTAAAAAAGTTACACCACAACAATTAGAAGAATTACAAATTAAAAGACCAGAGACACCATACTCTGATGGTCCACCATGTATAGAACTTATGGCACAAAACAAAGTTGGTGAGGGTGGTAGGAACAATGCATTGTTTCACTACGGTGTGTATGCAAAAAATAAATGGCCAGATAATTGGAAATCAAAAGTAGTTGTGTTTAATGAGACTGCAATGGAAAAACCATTGTCAGATACAGAAGTAGATATAATTACAAAACAACACGATAAAAAAGAATGGGGATACAAATGCAAAGACGAACCTATGTGTAGTCTTTGTGATAAAACTTTATGTAGAAGTAGAAAGTTTGGCATAGGACAAGAGATAATGTTTCCTAATCTAACAGACTTACAGGTCATAGATTTAGAAGATCCGTATTATTACATGAATGTAGATGGACAAAGATTAAAACTAGATACTGTAAAACATTTACGACAGCAAAGTTTGTTTCAAGAATCTTGTATGGTGCAATTAAAATTTAGACCACCAACATTAAAAGAAAAAGATTGGGTAGTCGTAACAAATCAATTATTAAATGGTGCGGAGATAACAGAACCTGCAGAAGGTTTACGTACAGAGGATCAATTACAAAATCATTTAGAAGAGTTTTGTTTAAACAGAATGTCTTCTACAGATAAAACAGATTTACCAAAAGGTGGTGTGTGGACAAACAACGGCTACCATCATTTTGTGTTTGATAGATTTTATCATCAGTTCTTAATGCGTAGGAGATGGGATCTTGGTTATTCTAGAACAGCACAAATGTTAAAAGAAAAATGTAACTGTGAGAACAAACGTGTAGGTAAAGAAAAATTATCTGTGTTTGCAGTCAAAGAGTTTGACAAGAAACAAGAAGAGTATAAACAAAAAGTATTGAAAGAGGAGTCACCATACTAATGAAAACAATTGTATTAGGACCACCAGGAACAGGCAAGACTACTACATTATTGAATAAAGTAGATGATTATTTAAAACAAACAGACCCTGACAAGGTTGGATACTTTGCATTTACGCAGAAAGCTGCATACGAAGCAAGGGACAGGGCAGTTAAAAAATTTAATCTAACAGAAGATGATCTACCGTACTTTAGAACACTACACTCTCTAGCATTTAGAAGACTAGGAATTAAAAAAGAAAATGTAATGCAACGTAGACACTACATGGATCTTGGAAAGAAACTAGGTTTTCCTGTAAACTATGCTGTCTACGAAAGTGATCACTCAGGAATTTTTACATCTGATAGTGAGTATCTTAGAATAATTAATTTAGCAAAACTTAGAAACATAACAGCTGAGCAACAGTTTGATTTAAATGAACACAATCAAGATTTAGAAAGAGACAAGTTACGTATCATTGCAAATGAATTAGAGAGATATAAAAAAGAACATACACTCATAGACTTCAACGATATGATTTTAGAATTTATAAAGTCTGACAAGTCACCAAAGTTTGATGTTGTATTTATAGATGAAGCACAAGATTTATCTAACATGCAATGGGACATGGCAAAAACTATTTGGAATAAGACAACAGATTCTTTTATTGCAGGTGATGATGATCAAGCAGTATTTAGATGGGCAGGAGCAGATGTAGATTCTTTTATTGCACAAAAAGGATTGATGATGCCGTTGAAACAATCTTATAGAATACCTGCAAAGGTACACAACTTAGCAATGAGTTTAATAAATAGAGTTAAAAAAAGAATTGACAAATCTTGGTATCCAAAGACTCATGAAGGATCACTATCAAGATACGATGATTTTGAACAAGTGGATATGTCATCGGGCGAGTGGTTGGTTTTAGCTAGAACTAAATACATGTTAGACCAGTTAGAACCAACTCTATATTTAAATGGTTACCATTATCAAAACAAGTTTAGAAAAACTAGAGAACAAAACTTACACGTAGCAGCTATAGACTGGGAGAACTTACGTAAAGGTCAACCAATGTCATACGATCAAGTAGAAAGAATATATTCTTACATGAATAAGAATGCAGATAAGAATAAGCTAAAAGGTATGATCAAAGATAGCATGTATGATATTGCAATGCTAAAAGAATACTATGGATTAAAAACAGACACTGTTTGGTTTGAAGCATTTGATGATGCAGCTAAAAGAGATACTGATTATTTAAGAAAGATGAGAAAGAATGGAGAGAAGTTAAACGAAGCACCGCGTATAACTTTGTCAACTATACATGGTGCAAAAGGTGGTGAAGCAGAAAACGTTGTGCTGCTCACAGATCTAAGTTTAAATACAATGAAATCATACGAAGATAATCCAGATGACGAGAATAGATTATTCTATGTTGGTGCAACACGGACCAAGGAACATCTGCATATCATCGAACCAAAACAAAAATACAAAGGATTTACAATATGACAAGCAAAGATATATTTGATGATTCGTTTCCACAAGATAAACAAATCGGAGGATCTCATTACAAAAATTTTGTGATTCAACCTTACGAATTTATTTCAAAAAATAATCTTTCTTTTTTTCAAGGAAACGTTGTGAAATACGTCTGTAGATATTTACATAAAAATAAGATAGAAGATCTAGAGAAGATAAAGCACTACTGTGATTTGGAAATTAAAAAGTTGAAAGATACAAAATGATACAGAAACCAATGTTCTCACCTCAAGTGGAATGGTTACCACCTGAGGAGTTTAAAGATTTGTCTGGCTATGAAGAAATAGCAATTGACTTAGAAACAAAAGACCCAGATCTTAAAACTATGGGGTCCGGATCTGTTACAGGTAGAGCAGAGATAGTAGGTATTGCTTTAGCTGTAAAAGATTGGTCCGCATATTATCCTATTGCACACGAAGGCGGTGGTAATATGGATAAGAAGAAAGTCATGGAATACTTTAAAAGTGTTCTAAATACACCTGCAACTAAGATATTTCACAACGCTATGTATGATGTATGCTTTATTAGAGCTGCAGGGCTAAAAATAGCAGGTAAGATAGTAGATACCATGATTGCTGGCTCTCTCGTGGACGAGAATCGCTTTCGTTATGATTTAGGTAGTTTGGGTAGGGATTACCTCGGAAAGGGCAAAAACGAGGCTATTTTGACCGAAACAGCCAAGGAATGGGGCATAGATGCTAAGTCTGAGATGTATAAATTGCCTGCAATGTATGTGGGTGAGTATGCTGAGAGAGATGCTGAGATGACTCTACAATTATGGGAGGAGATGAAAAAAGAAATCTATACCCAGGATATAGAAGATATATTTAAATTAGAAACCGATTTATTCCCTTGTCTTGTTGACATGAGATTTTTAGGTGTGAGAGTAGATATTGAAACAGCACACCTGTTGAAAGACAAACTGCTAACAGAAGAAAAAGAATTATTGAAAAAAGTAAAAACAGAGACAGGAGTAGATACCCAAATATGGGCTGCTCGTTCAATTGCGCAAGTCTTTGAAAAACTAAACCTACCTTTTGACCGAACTGAAAAAACAAATGCTCCATCTTTTACTAAAAACTTTCTACAGAATCATCCACATCCTGTTGTTAAATATATTGCACGTGCAAGAGAGATAAATAAATCTCACACAACTTTTATAGATACCATAATAAAACACTCGCACAAGGGTCGAATACACGCAGAGATAAATCAATTAAGATCAGATCAAGGTGGAACTGTGACCGGTAGATTTAGCTATGCTAATCCAAACTTACAACAGATACCTGCACGTAACAAAGAGATAGGTCCACTAATTAGATCTTTGTTTATACCAGAAGAAAATCATACGTGGGGTTGTTTTGATTACTCACAACAAGAGCCACGTCTAGTTGTACACTATGCAGCATTACAAAACATGTATGCTGTTGGAGATGTATTAGATGCATACAACGATGGTGATGCAGACTTTCACCAGATTGTAGCTGAGATGGCAGACATACCAAGATCACAAGCTAAAACAATTAATCTTGGTTTGTTTTATGGTATGGGTAAAAATAAACTACAGGCAGAGCTAGGTGTTAATAAAGAAAAAGCAAATGACTTATTTAAACAATACCATGCACGTGTACCGTTTGTAAAACAATTAATGGATAGTGTAATGGCAAGAGCCCAGGACCGTGGTAAGGTTAGAACTTTGCTGGGTAGACTATGCAGGTTTCATTTGTGGGAGCCTAATCAATTCGGTATACATAAACCATTGCCTCACGATGCAGCACTCGCGGAACACGGACCAGGGATTAGAAGAGCATACACATACAAAGCTTTGAATAGATTAATACAAGGCTCTGCAGCTGACATGACAAAGAAAGCTATGATAGAATTACATAAAGAAGGCATCACACCTCACATACAGGTGCACGATGAGTTAGATATATCTGTTAGTGATAATGCAGATAAAATAAAACAAATTATGGAATCTGCTGTTGAATTAGAAGTGCCAAACAAAGTAGACTATGAGTCTGGACCAAACTGGGGCACAATAAAATGATACATGATTATAAAAAAAGTAATATTAAAAACCAGTAAAATAGAGGGTCTTGGAGTTTTTGCAGACGAAGATATAAAAGAAGGTGAGTTAGTTTGTGACTATGACTCTGATTTAGCAAAAAAATTTGATATAAAATTTTCTTACAAAGAAGTTTTAAATTATCCTAAAAATATAAAAGATTTTTTTATGAGATACAGTTATGAAGAACCATTGGGTTCTGATAATTTATATGTAAGTATAGACTTTGAAAAATTTAAAAACCATTCAAATAATCCCAATATTTCTTTTGGGGGTGTAGCAACACGCGATATTGCAAAAGGAGAAGAATTAACTTATGATTATAGAAAAATTGATACTGATTTTAAAAAGTTTTAAAAACTATGGCTTATTTAAATGCAAACATACCTGTGCAATATGCACAGATAAGAAGGGAATATCTCTATGACCTTAAAAAACATCATGGAGAAGTCGAAGACTGTGTTATCTTTGGTTTTTCATCTATTGCTGGGCGTGCTTTACTATTTCATGCTATCATGGAAAACGGTGCGGTCTACTATCGTCTCCCTATTAGTGCGTTTATTCAAAGGGGATTTAAACCAGATGCCGTCCCAAACACAAGACTTGATGAACTTCAGCTTTGGAATTGTTTTTCTTATTATCCTGCTGTCACTACTTGGGACTTTTTAATATCACATTCTGGTAAATACATAGGTAAAGATAAAAAATGGCATTACGGTCAATATTTATTTACTATTGACTGGGCGCATCCAGATAGTAATATACTAGACGCAGATCATTCTGAAATTCCGCACGAACATAAGTGCGCTCACATACTTGCATTAGAAGATGGCAATTATGCAGCACAGCCTAACAACAGACTAATATGGAACGTAGCATCTTTCACGGTAAAAGATAATATTCCTGATTGGAAAGTGCAAACATCAGAGTGGAATGTGGAAAATGATAAACTATGGCGTACAGAGGACACCGACAAGTTCTTTTACGAGATGGAGGAGAAAAAACATGATTGATAAAATTAAAAGTAAAGCTAAGTTTTACTGGGCTAATCACAAAGTATGTGTGATTATAATTGCAGTTTTAATCGTAGCTTACATAGTTAAATAATGAATTTAGTAGATTTATTAAAAAAAAATATAGTAATGGTGCCCGTGGTGGCCTCACTTGTTGTGGGAACATTCACGGGTGTCAGATATATTGTTAATCTAACTGATAGTATTAATACATCAGAACAACAAATAATAAATCTTGAAAGAGATCTTAAACAAGCACAAAAAAATATTAACGAAATAAATACAAGATTATCTTCTGCTGAAGCAACATGGCAGATGGCAGAAAATTTAATTATAGACANNTAGCAGATCAAGTACAGAGAACACGACTACGATATCAAAGATTTAAGTAGATAGGATTTATGAACCATGGAGATAGCCAGGATGAACTACATGTTTACAGCGATATTGATAGCTCTTCTTTGTGTTATGGCTATCTTTGT